ACATTTGTTGATGGAAACGCTCACAGGCTCACTGAGTGGCTCGACCAAGTAGCACAGGGTGTAAAGACTGAAGAGGGTGAGTACATGGTGCCACCCAACCCGGCTAAAGCATTTGACATGTTCCAAAGTGTGGTTGAGTACCATGTACCCAAGCTGGCAAGGACTGAGGTGGTTGGAGATCCTAATGCACCAGTGAGAGTAGAAGGAGCGTTCGATATCTTTGACGAGGTGCTCAAGCTTTACGCCGCGCAGCGACTAACAGAATGAACGACATTGTCAGCGTCCTGTCGAGCAAAGAAATCCGAGAGAAGTTCAGGAGGCTTGACCCACGCGAACAATTGACGTTTCAATGGCGTGCTGACTGGAACAAGAAGGCGCATAAGTTTCAGTTGGAGCCGCCGGGTGACTGGACTGTATGGTTGATGCTGGGTGGACGTGGATCGGGTAAGACCCGCACCAGTGCTGAAACACTGGGATATTGGGCGGCAAGTGAGGCGAATACACGCTGGCTGGTATCAGCACCCACCAGCATGGACTTACGCAATACTTGCTTTGAGGGAGAGTCAGGACTATTGGCGGTGATTCCCAAAGAACTGATGGTGGACTACAACAAGAGCCTGCATCAGATCAAGCTGTGGAATGGCTCATTGATTACAGGCATACCAGCGTCAGAACCTGAGCGACACCGTGGTGGACAGTACCATGGGGCGTGGTTGGATGAGTTGGCTGCTTGGGACTACATCCAAGACACATGGGACATGATTCAGTTCGCCGTGCGATTAATGGGTAAGCGCGGTACAAAGATCATTGCATCTACTACACCCAAGCCAAAGCCACTGATCATGGATCTGCTGGATCGTGATGGTGATGACGTGGTGGTGACCAGAGCCAGCACCTATGTAAATATTGCCAACCTTGCGCCGGCGTTCCAAAAGCAGATCCTGCAGTATGAGGGCACTAAGCTTGGTGACCAAGAGATCCACGCCTTACTGATTGACCCTGAGTCAGGTGGCATTGTGAAGAGGGAGTGGTTCCGACTCTGGCCTGATGGCAAGCCATACCCTAAGCTGGAATACATCATTCAGTCCTATGACTGCGCCACCAGCGACAAGACATACAACGACCCAACTGGATCTATCACGTTGGGAGCGTTCAAGCCTATGGATGGCGGCATGAGCGTGTTGATATTGGACTGCTGGCAGGAGCACCTGCAGTATCCTGACCTGCGACCCAAAGTGATTGATGAGTATCAAACTGTGTATGGCGAGGGGAAAGACCGCAAGCTGGTGGACTTAGTGTTGGTGGAGGACAAGAGCGCTGGTATCTCTCTGATTCAAGATTTACAAAGAGCACACATACCAGTGCATGCCTACAATCCGGGCAAGGCAGACAAGATCCAGCGCTTAAGCATTGTTGCCAACATCATCAAAGCTGGGCGAGTGTGGGTGCCTGAGAGTGGTAAGAACAAGGGGTTTGTGCGCAACTGGGCTGAAGGCATGGTAAGTCAGATCTGCTCGTTCCCTGAGGGCACAGCGCATGATGAGTTTGTAGACTGCATCAGCCAAGGTCTGAGATACTTGAGGGACTCAGAGTGGATCAGCATTGACGCACAACCACGCGACGAGATCCTGCCTGAGGACATTAGCGACGCAGAAATCTACAACATGAGAGGTCGAGAGAATCCGTATTCAGCGTAACCAAGTGGAGTTTAACTCCACTCATTTTGATAAACAAAGGGGCGATCATGAGTGAAGAGGATTACATGTATGTCGAGCAAACAGAGCAGTCCTACCAAAGGATCGTTAACATGGATGGAGTCAGAACAACGGTGTGCGAAAACCGATTTGAGATTGCCACCCTCAACTTTGCCGAAATCAACGAGAACACGGCGATACATATGCTTAAAGACTGGATCAGGTGGCGCAAGCATCAAGCGGAGTTGCGAGAGCCTAGCAGTATGTCAAGGTGATGGTCGTTGCGACGATTGCCCATCGATAGGATAATGCCCTGATGAATAAACCAATCGACCCCAAGCTTGCCAAGTTCATTGCTGACAGCAAAGCTGAGAGCGGTATTACACGCATCGACAAAGGTGGAAGACCGCCACAACAAATAAATCTTGACATGGCTCGTGAAGCCGCAGAGCGTCAAGGCCAACATCACGATCCGCTAACTCGTTCTTTGCAACAAGGTTACGAGCATGGCTGGTATCACGGTAGTACTGGAGATATCAAAGCATTTGACCCAAGCTTTCGCGGAGAATCTACTGGAGCCGCAAGCGCAAAGAAAGGTTATTTTTTCGCTCGTGATCCCAGTACTCCGCCGCCAGAAATGCTTGAGCATGATCCTGAGTCATTAGCACTATTGCAAAGAATAGGCGCAACCATTCCTCCTAAGCCAACTATGGCGGGACATGGGGCGCATACTGCAAGTAGCTATGCAGGCACTGGCGGATCAAGGGAATACAAAGAAGCTATGCGAATGGCTAAAGAGGCTGAAAGGGCTGGTAACTGGGATGCATATGATAAATACATGCAGTTAGCTGAAGACGTTGAAATTAACAATATGCGTTACCGCCAAGATTTAGTTGCCAAGCATGGAGATGCTCGTGATTTAATGTATGAGCACATCAAAAACGCATGGTATGGTCCTCACAATGCTGAAATTTTCAAAGGAATGTCACAACCAGACTATGAAACGCACGACAAACGATATAAAGAATTAATGCCTTATGGTTGGCACATTAATTATGAAAAACCTCATTTTGAGGCATTAAAAGCTGAGCTTCAAAAGTTTGGTAACAACAATCAAGTCAAATCCGCACTTGATGCAATCAATCATTACCAATCAGTTCATGGTGAAAGAAAAGCCTCAGAATTAGAGTCTGGCGCAAATGTTATGCCAGTGGCTTTGAGATACAAGAACCCGATGTACCACGACTTTAAAGGTAAATCATATCGTGATCAAACTTATTCTGATCTAATGGATCAAGCTATAAGCGGTGGTCATGACGCATTGATATTGAAAAACACATATGATCCCGGCGGCATTGGAAAACCAAAAATGGTTGACGTAGGGGTTATGTTTCATCCAAACCAAATTCGTAGCAAATTCGCGGCATTTGATCCAACTCGTACCAAAGAATCTAATTTGCTTGCTAATCGTGGTGGTTTAATACACAAAGCCAATGGCGGAAAGATCGATATGTTTAACTATTCTAATTTTTTCAAAGGTCCTTATTCTAGATTTTTGAGTCCTAAGCTCAGACTTCAAAATCAAGGCAACTACACACCTCAAGGTACATCACCGCTAGCCCCTGTTGAAGTAGAAACACCAATGCCCGGGCCAAGATTACCTGCAGATTATGTAACACCATTACCAAACAAGCCTGAGTATCCGACGGGCGTTGGGTATCCTAAAGAACCTACACCATATCCAAACAAGCCTGAGTATGCAACAGGCGTTGGATATCCCATGGAACCTAGAATACCTGATGAAAGCATGTTTCAGCCACCTGTATATGAATCAGGCGTTGGTTATCCTATAAAACCCGAAAGACCAATAGATGATGACAATAGTTCGGCGCTAGATTCTCTCAATCAACCTACAAATAACCAACCTTTTGATTACCGACTTTTAACAGGTACTTCAACATCGCCGACTGTGTTTAACGACTTTACTGAACAGAGGCCCACTGATGGGCCAAAACCATTTGATATTTATGCACCTTCGGATGGGCCGGGTTTTGGTCCAAGACCAATACCATTTGAGCCTGATCCTCCATCTCCAGACACTACAAATAGTGATGAATACTCGTATCAGAGGCCCATCGTAGATCCAGATCGATATGTGCGTCCTCCTCCACCTGAGTTTACTGATGGGTTCCATGGTCGTATGCCTATCGCAGATCCAGATCGATATGTACGTCCTCCTCCTCCGGCTGTTGTGGGAAATCCAAGATTTGATAAATATAAACCTTATGATGAAACACAAGAACGATTCGGGTCTTCTGATCCGGCTAATCCGGCTAATGTGGGAAATCCAAGATTTCCTGAATCTTCTGATGAGCAAAGGCCTATCGTAGACCCAGATCGATATGTGCCTCCTCCTCCACCTATGGCTGATGGTGGACAAGTGCCATCAGGCCCATCCCCTGAGATGCTT